CGGAGCAAGGCCAAGAGTCACCAAAGAGGAACATATTCGGTCCGAGAATACAGATCACGGTTGTATCTGTAGACCTCCATCTGCTCGTAGTAGGTGGGTACAAAAATATTCAACCCAACCACTGCGAGTTCCTCTCGTATACGAGCACTCCAAAACTCGTACACATTTTGCGGATGGAGAGAGAGTTCCATAATCGTTTGTTCACAATTTTCGATAGTCGCAGATTTACGTGCTTTCCCACGAATCCAGTTTGTTATTTCAAGAACGTTTTCCAAATCCATAGGAGCTAAATAGGTTCCATCAGGTTGAATAGCAAACTTTCTTTTAAGGAAAGCAACTTCTTCCAACGGTTTGAAAGGAAGAATGATACCAGTTTTCGTTTCATCTGTATATGTTAATCCAAAAGAAGCAAGGGCCTTAGTTAAAGTAAGTTGGTTGAACCAATCAATTATCTCAACACTAACTGATTTTATATCATCGTCACCATAAATAATTTCAGCAACATGTTTTCGATAATCGCAAATTGCTGGCAAACCTTGTTCCTTTTTGAGTATCATATACGCAATTCGCATGACAATTCCGTTAAATAATGAATTGATGATGACAGTGAGAGGATTTCCAGAAGGCTGAGAGTGAGTTTTACGAATAACTTCCCCCCGAACCAAAATATCAGCATTACAAATGTGCTCCCAAAGAGCAGCTCTAATCAACTGTGCCTCCTCATCATCACCATACCATTCATTTATTTTCTCTACAATCTTAACAAGAATCTGCATCAAAAGTGAACCGTCAAAATTCGAAAAGTCACCAGCAATCATATGGTTTCCCTTTGATTGCAGGTGATGGGCCAGTTTCGTCCATTCGAGAGAATAAGGATTGATACCAACAGCAATGCCGTTATCGATCCTATGTCTCATAACATGAGCAGCAAAATCCAAAAAGTATTGACGAATAGCAATTACAAGGTGTTGCGGACAAGCCTCAAATACGCGTGTCTTGCCAGCATCGGCTTTAGCATTTAAACGTTTTTCATCTTTGAGTGTAGCTATTGATATGGCGCTACCTCGAATACCTTGTCGTGAATCGTTAAGTAAATTTTGCACGTCTTGTTTGAGTTCTGGATTATCGGTAATATAATCCTCACCGTCACCCAACCAAGCAGTTTTACCTTTGGATTTATTGCTCAGGTTATATGGATATCCAGGGGAAGTCGTTCGATTAATTGGTCGTTTATAAGGGTCACCTTCAACTCCAACAATTGCTTCTTCATAACTATGTACAATACCAGTTCCACCATTAGGTTTTCCTAAGCCTTGAAATACATCATTGGCAGCGGCTTCAAGTAGATCGGGGTCAACAAAAGTTTGTCCACCCATAATCTTCTTAATACCTTTCAGCATTGGGTCGACCAAACCCTCACCTGGCACAAAGACAGGTTTTAAGTGGGCTGGTTT